ATAAACCTGCTTTACAACAAGCAATGGGAACAACAGGTGTTGCGGGAAGCACTTTAGCTAGTGGTATCGGACAAGCTTTAGGAGCAGCTCAAGCGTATAATCCATATTCAGTAACAGCTTTTATGGACCCATATCAACAACAGGTTACACAACAAGCTTTAGCAGAGTATGATAAACAAGCACAAATTGCTCAACAAGGTTTAGCTTCTCAAGCACAAAAAGCAGGTGCTTTTGGTGGTTCTCGTTTTGGA